CCGCTAGGCGGGGCAGAAGTAAAGGTGAGCGTAGTTCCGCTTACGCCATAGGCAACCGTCGGGTCTTGAATGACGTTCTCGACAACAACCCGGACGTCGTTGGTCAACGAAGGACGAGAAAGCGTAAAAGCAACGGTAGAACCGTCGCCGCTAAACGTATCCTTTACTGTGTTAGTATACGCCTCTGCCGGAGGGTTGCCGATATACGCCATTAGGTGATCTCCAGAATAGACATAACAACATCGACTGAAGAAGCCGTGTCCGACTTGACCTTCAAGCTGTCGTTTGTCTCCAAAACAACCTTCTGGTCGCCGCCGATAATAACAATTGAACCACCGCTCGGAACCGGTGCCTGCTTAATCAAATACGTGTCGTTCGACCCGTCATTGACCGTCGCGTCAACCAAGACCTGAGAAGCCGTCGTGTTCGATACCACCAAACCGATCACCGTCACCTCCGTAGAAGCACCTACCGTGTAGCTGCCAACTGCCGTAAGCGACGTGCCGATTGAGCGGGAAAGTTTGCGTTTGAAACTGTTTGCCATCTACCTATCCCAATGCAATAGCAAGCGCCACCGCAGTGCCCGCTTGGTCTACGTCTAAATTAGTACGAGCGCCTGCCGCCGTGGACGCACCCGTACCGCCATCTGCAACCGCCAAATCAGTAATGCCAGTGACAGAACCGCCTGTGATCGAAACACTTGACATCGCAAAGTTTGCAGTCAGATCACTCACCGCTGCCGTTGCACCGTCGCCGTCAGCATAGACGATTTTGCTGTCGCCATTGGCTACAGTGACATTTCCGCCAGAACCCTGTGTGAACACCGCACTCTGTCCAGAGTTATTGTACACAAAATAAAGTTTTTGTGCCGTGTTCGGAGATACTGTGATAGTGTTAGTTCCCGAAGGAGAACCGCCAAGAACCAAAACCTTATACATACCATCAGAAAGCGTACCGTCTGTGGTTGTCAGTGTGTGAGTTGTTCCAGACAGACTTATTGTGCCGACACCCGACAAAACGCGGTCGATAATCTGAAGGTTAACATTCGTAGTATCACCCCAAGCACCCGACTGTTCGCCGGTTGCAATCAGTTCAATACCATTTCGCGTCGTGTATGTACTCGGCATTTAAATCTCCTACGCCGCTATATCTGTCCATCCGGGGGACTGATTTGGTGTGATAGACGACCAGCCGGGACTTTGTGATGGAGTTACTCCTGTCCAATTTGGCGTTTGACTTGGATCAATCTCATTCCAAACAAACACCGAACCCACAAAACCAGTGGCCGACACCCCGGATACCGTTACGTTGGCGTCAGCTATTATCGATACAATACCAACATTTCCTGTTGCAGCCAAGCCCGTTGTTGGAACGATGGTATTGATCTTGACATCGACCGTCCCAACGACACCATCAGCTTCAACGCCCGACAACACAACGGTTGCCTTGCCTTCTATGTCAACAGTGCCAACTTCGCCAGTTGCTGCAACTCCCGTCGGGAATACATTGGCGGCTGCATTAATTGTAACAGTTCCGACGCCGCCAGTTGCCTGAATACCCGTCAAAGGTACATTTGCAGCAGCATCTATGGTGACTGTGCCAATTTCGCCCGTACCCGCAACACCGCTTACACCAACATCTGCGTTTGCGGCAACGGTTACAGTACCGACGTTACCCGTCGCAGCCAGACCCGCCACAGGTATATTAGCATCACCTGATACAGAAACAGTGCCAGTCTGACCTGTTGCAGCAATGCCCGTTGGATATACATTGGCCTCTGCAACAATAAATACGCTACCGACACCGCCGGTAGCCGATAGACCTGTTACAGGAACATCAGCATTTGCCTGAACCGTTACAGTGCCAACGGCACCTGTTCCAGCAACCCCTGTCGGGAATACATTTGCTTCTGCAACAATAGATACGCTGCCAACGCCCCCCGTGGCCTCCAAGCCTGTGACAGGTACGTCTGCGTTTGCAGCAACAGTTACGGAGCCAAGTTGCCCCGTTCCTTCAACACCAGTGACGCCGACATTAGCCGCCGCCGCAACAATAACAGAGCCAACGCCGCCACTGGCTTGCAAACCAGTGACGGGTATATTGGCTTCTGCGACAACTCCAACTGTTCCGACCGCACCTGTAGCGGCCTCTCCCGTGACAACAACCGGAATAGGTTCGTCCCAAGGCCCTTGGGACCATGTTCCGCGTCCCCATCCCGTTACAATCGCCATGGGTCAGTACCACTTAGGCGATGCGGATGATGGCGTTAGATGCGTCAGCAGTTGGGAACTGAATAGTAAAATCGCCCGCAGTCGATGTTTTATCGCCACCAAAGGCTAGAACAACAACTGAATCTGTCGTACCAGTACCACCGCCTGTGGTCGTGTTGTAAATCAACGCGCCATTTGCTGTGATCGTGGCAGCAGAAAAGGTCAGATCGTTGAAGTCAGTAAACGCCGTTGTGCCAGAAGCAGTTGGGTTCACGTTCGTCAACGTACCACCGCCCGCAGTATAACCAGTTCCCGAAACTTCGTTCGTGGCACTGTAATCTGTCGTGCTTGCATCAAGTGTTGCGGAGCTTGTGTAAAGCGCCAGTTTAAAAGTGTTTCCGCTGGAGCGGAAGTCGTGCTGTCCCTCAAGCAATTCCTGCTTGAATGACGTACACATTGCTTGAGTGATCGCCATTTAAAGTCTCCTTATCGCGTCAGCCAGTTTAGGATGCCCTGCATCTACCAAGGCGTTATACACAGTTGTGCGGTCGCTGCGAATAGCTTCTCGCATGTAATAAGCAACCACCGCCTGCATGTGTTTCTTGTACGCCCGCGCTTGTTCGCGGATCGCAGGATGAGCGCTGTCTGAAACACTAATAATCTTGTCAACACAGCGTTCTGCCACCTCATCGGGCGTAAAACCACGGCCCTCTGTCGTATGGACCTTAACAATTGGCTCTTCGGGCACTTCTAAGTTTAATTTAAACATTACTGTTTCTGCCTTATCACTTGTCCCACACGATAGTCTTGCGTGACTTCTTTCGCTTCACCGAACATCTTCAGTCCAGTTAGACTTTCTTGGAACCGTTTGTCATAAAGAGCCATCACATCCGTCTCGCCCTTCATAAAAATATAGGCTTCTACAAGCGAACCGTACAGCATAGATAACTCTGCATTTTCACTAAGCCACGTAGTTCCGCTGCCCGCACCCGCCGTCAAACTAACAGGCCGATAGAAGTAATGCAGTTCAACCGCGTAATTTGTGTCCGGAGTAGGGCCTACGATGAAGTTATTGATGTCAAACTGCGCATAATAACGAGGAGCGCCCGTGTCCGTTACGTCTGGATTAAACGATTGAACAAAGTTGACGTCCTTAAAATCAATGAAGTTTTTGTCCCCGTTACCGTCGGTATAGCTAAGAGAATAAGGCGCTAGGAAATCGCTAGGGGCGTTCAAATACGCGTTGCTTGCCGTCAATGTAGCCGTCTGGTTACGACGAAACAGTGCTAATTGCACCATTTTTAGAATGCGTTCTTCCGCAGCGCGAATAAAAATAGGCAGGTTTGTCACGAAAGTGGTTTCCGTGTTCTCGGTGTAGTCCTGAATTGCCTGTTTTAGCTGATCGTATGTAAAGCTCATGTTATCACCACCGTCACACGGCCTGTAGAGCCGATCATTTGCGTGTCAACACCGCGATTTGGGAAACCACCCCCACCAACAGGTACATCCATTGGTTCTACGCGGTCAGGACGGGCGTTTTGCAACGCTTCAGGGTCGTCTACCTTGCGAAACGGGCCCAATTGCGGATGTTTTGGCTCATATTCGTCTGGTCCCACAAGCAACCCGTTCCATTCGCGCTTCATAACGCGATATGGATACCGGAACCCGGAACGGTCCGATATTGCCCATGAGTCTTTGCCAGAAGCGAACTTAGCCATTATCCCGCCCTATAATATTCGTACTTTGGAACAACATTGAACGAAGACCGATCCCGATCTTCCGTTGCAGCGCGTTCAAACTCCTCTTCGTACACCGCTTTTAGCATTTGTACCCGATTAGGGGCACGTTTTAATGCAATGTAGTAAGCCAAACCGGCGGCTAGACAAGGATAAAACCGAAACGGCATGTCCATTGTGTTTGTATAGATGTCCGCATCGTCCATACGAGTAAGCGCATCATACAAAATAACGTCGGTTTCGTCTGGAACAGGCCAAATTTTAAGGTTTGGGGTCAATTGGCGGTCCAAGAAGAACTGATTTGGTCGCCCCTGTGTGGTTTTTGTCGGAATATTGATAAATTCGTCGCGGCTTAACCGATCCATGGAATAATCTGTGCCACTACGACGGCAGACAACAGATAAAACATCAATAACATCTGTTCCAAGATCATAATCGCCGTCTCCAACCACTAAATTTAAGGTGCGCTGCTTAATCGTCCATTGATTAAGGCCGCGGTTTGCCCAGTCAGCAAGCATCAAATTAAGCGAACGTTTCGCGGTCTTTAGGTCATAGCCTGTTCGAACCTCTAAACCACAACGTTCAAAAGCCTCTTCGACGTAATCTGCGACGTCTAACTCAAAATTCTTGCTTCCAGACGTTGTCATGACCGTTTCTTCCTACTCTTCTTGGCAGTTTTTGCTGCCTTTTTAAACGCTGTGTCTGTTGGCGCTCCCTGACTGCCCGGTTTTCGCATTTTTTCTTTCGACCCCGCGGCAATTCTTTTCCGCTTGGCATGAATGTTTGCATATAAACCGCGCTTTGCCATTTAAGCGTTCCTTACAGCACAGCCTTTTTTGCCCGCTGCGCCGCCATATTTCATTTTCTTAACCATGCCGCCGCCACGCATCTTTTTTACCATGCCGCCGCCGCGCATTTTCTTAACCATGCCGCCCCCGCGCATTTTCTTAGGTTTCATTGCCATCTTTCAGCCTCCTATAAAACTCTGCCCGTTTTTCATAGATTTCGCGGGCGTTATACTGGCCATTGTATGTGTCATAATAGCCTTTTTTATCTAGCTTGTCTGCCGCTTCCTGCAACTTGGACAATCTTTGCACAAAAATCATGGCATATTCGGCATCAACGTGCGGAGAGAAGTCTATATCTTCTACAAATTCGCTCTCTTCGTCGTCAGGATGAAACCCCATTACCCAGATGTCTCTGTCTATAAACATGCCCTCTGCGATAACGTCGTTTAGCTCGTCCAAGTATGTGTGGAATAAATCGGGGTCTTCGTCGTATTTAAAATCAATTATGATGGCGACATCAAAGCCGTCATCAAATTGCGATATAGTGCTATAAAGCGTTTGCTTGTTGGATTCGTACTTATACAAGACCGCTACACGACCATCCATCCAAGCTTGCTTTGCATAAGGGCACGGAGGAAGGTTGTTAAAGTGCGGGCTGCTCTTTTCCAAAACCGTGGAAGACCAGTCTAACAATTCTGAATAGACTAGCTTTTCTACTTCCGCAGATGGTTTCAGAAAAGCTAACCCCATCAAACACCCCAGATTTTATGGATTATTGGCGTCAGCAAGATAAGGATAGCCAAACCCCAGATTTTGTAATCAAGCTTTTCTAAGGATTTCTTTTGTTCTTCGAGCTTTTCCTCAATACGTTGGTAACGAAGGTTGCACTCCGCCTCATGTTTCTCCAAACGTCCAATTACTTCCTCGATTTTCATTGTTTCCTCACCAAGCTTTGCATGACCAGTAGCGGGCACTGAACTTGTCTTTTGCTGTTTCGCACGAATGACGCGCTCTAAAGTTTTTTCGACGTCCCGGCTGATCCTTTTTAATTGCCATGTTCGGATCGCCGAAGCGAACCAACTTAACGTCAGACCCCTTTTTGGCAAGGACTGCGCTTTTTTTTGATTTACCGGGTGTGCGTTTTGGCTTGTTATATCCTGCAAAAGTCTCTCCCCGATAACTAATACGGCCAGACGGCAGGCGTTTAACGTCTTTGGTCGTCGCCATTACAAGTTGCTCCCGTTTTGAATGTAAACAAACTCCATTGACGCGGAGACATTAAAGTCAACCGACCCTGAAGAAGAAAATGCTCTCATCTCTA